GTTCTGGCTGATCAACGCCGGACAAAAAACAGACTTCACGGCGAAACAGTGGCCGGTCGAGTCTTACCAATCGGTTGTCGATCGCACGCAAGGCCGGATCCGCTGGGTGCAAGTCTGAGCGACGGAGCACGATCACCCGCCGCTGTCGGGAGTCATCGACCTGCGTGGCCAGACGGATCACCGTCAACTGATTCGCCTGGCCTGGAATGCACACGGTGGGCTCGGCGGAGTCAGCTACCTGATGCACTTATTGGCGGCTTGGCAAAAGCCGTACATCTGCTTGCTGGGTGGTCGGGAGCCTGTGTCCTGGGTCACCTATCCGCAGCAGCAGACGCTGCACACAATCGGCGCTCTTGACTGCTGCCGCTTCGGCGGGTGTTGGCGGTCTCGGGTTGTTCCGCTCGACGATGACGACTCGAAGAATCGCAGTCTGTGCGAATACCCCATCACGGGACTGATCAAGCCGGTAGGCCAATGCATGGCGATGATCCGCCCCGAATCCGTAATCCATGCGTTGGAGCGATACTTGTGATTGACCCGGTTTGCGTGTTCTCGGTGCAACACACTGGCACCTGGTTTACGTGTGAGTTTTTGCTGGCATTGCACGCGACGCACGGCACGACCAAGGACGACGTGCGCGAATGGTTCATGCTCGAAGACGGTCGCCAGTCGCTGCCGGATTCCGACGACAAACGCCCGGTGATTCAATCGCATTTGTCCGCGGGCGACGTTCCGATCAAGAAGCACATCTCGATTGACCTGGCCAAGCAGCTCACGCGGTGCTGGCCGGTCATCGTGCCCGTGCGGGATCCGCTGCTGTCGCTGATCACTCACCAGATTCGGCACCCGCTGTTGGATGCCCGCTATATCGTGCACGCGTTCGCGCGGCTGGCGGAACTCGCCGATCACGTCACGTTCCTACCGGTTGACGGGCCGGAATGTCGACGTGTCGAGACCTTGCACAACGTGGCCCTCGAAGCATCCGGGATCATGTTGCCCGCGCATACGCCGGACTTCTCCGCGACACCGTGGACGGCCCCCGCTTACAACGTCACGCCGGCCGATCACGTGCTCAAGCGAGCGTACGACCGGCGAGACATGCAGCCGATTGAAGACGCGATGCCGTTGGAATTCGCCGCGCTGCTGGCCGCCGAACGGCCGATCCGTGACCTATTGGAGCCGCTCGGATACGAGGGTCTGCCATGGTGGCGGCGATGACGAAACCGGCCCCGATGAGTTCGCACGCCGGTGCCGTGGAGATTGCGCGATGAAAGTCCTCCTCAAATTCCGGCATGGGCTCGGCGACGCCGCGCAGTTCGTCAGCGTGCTGCAACACCTGCAACGCTATCGACCCGGCTGGACTGTGGATGTCGTCGCGCTGACTGGAAAGGGTTCACTGTTTCGCGGCTTGATCAACGCCCTGGTTCCCGCCAAAGACGATGCCGAGGCCAACCGGTTATTCGATGCCGCTGAGGGATACACCGAGAAATACGACATACACTGGCCCGAGTGCTGGCACGCGATCGCGGACGCGCCGAGCACTAAGACCACGCTGTGCTTGCGGCACATCTTCACGATTGAGCCAGACTCCACGCTCTACGACGGACACCGGCAACTGGTCTACCCGGCCTACCCGCTGATCACGGGCGAACTGGTGACGCACTTCTTGGCCGACAATCCGCGAGCCGTGGCTATCCACTACCAAGCGAACACGTCAGCGGAAAAGAAGGACCTCGAGCACGACACGATCCGCGATCTGTGCCGTGATCTGCTCGCCGCGGGTTACTCGCCGATCATCCTCGACTGGGATCGACGCAGCCCGTTACCCGGAGAACTTGGCATTGGGTGCCCGGACGCGGATCACCCGATGTGGCTCGGCACCGGCACGGGCGACGGTCGCACGCTGGCCTGTTTACTGGCTGGTTGCGAGCTGGTCATCGGCGTGGATTCCGGCCCGCTGCACGTGGCGGCCTTGCTGGATGTGCCAATAATCGGCGTGTGGCGTGAACACTTCCCCGGCCAGTTTATCGAGCCGACTGACAACGTGTTGCACTTGGTGCCCGACGACTGGCGGACCAAGGGCGTGGCTGATCAGCCAGACGCGGCGAACTACTTTGAAACCCACTACCGACACCGGACCTACCGAGCACTCTCAAACGCTCTTGGCCCCGTGGTGATGGAGGCACTCGACGCAATGGACGGCAAGCACGGCACGCACGTCAAGAGTTGCGGACACTGGGTTCGCCGGGACAACTATGAACAAGATATGACGATCGTCCGGGACGTTTACGCCAACGACTGTTACCGCTTGGAGCTGATTCGCGGCGTGGTCGAGCAAGCGCGGGTGATCGTCGATGTAGGCGCGTGCATTGGTGCGTTCGCGATGCGAGCCCACGAGATCAACCCGAACGCCACGATCATCTGCGTGGAGGCCTGCCCGGAGAACATCGAGACGCTGAAGCGGAACGTGGGCGACTTCGCCGAAGTCGTGGAAGGGGCTTGCACGTACGAGCCCGGCGAACTGATGTTGCTCAATGCCGTTCGGCCCAACTGTGAATCCACGGGTGGATCGATCGTGATTCCACTCGCCGCCGAGTCTACTGGCGACACTCAACCCTGGTGGAATGCCGGGTATCAGTACGGCCGGGACATGCGAGCGATCACGAAATGGACGCTCGAAGAATTGGCGGGCCTCGGTGGCCGAGACGGCCAGGCGATCGATCTGTTGAAACTCGACTGTGAGGGATCGGAGTATTCCATTTTGGCCGGGTGTGATCTCGGTCGAGTGGGTTTCATCGTTGGCGAATACCACGACCCAACCCGCTGGTTTCCGTTCCGTGACGAGCACTTCGCGGACTGGGATTACGGCGCGATGTACGACGGCAAGAACGGCGGATTGTTTCACTTGAGGAAGAACCAATGACGACGACCTACCTCAAGCTTGCAGTCCCGCCCGGAATCGGCGACGCGGTGTGGTCACTGATGAAAGTGCCCGCACTCTTGGAGCACACCGGCAAAGACTTCGCCACCGTCGCGATCTGTGGCCAGCCGCCGCTCCGCGCTGGCGAGTTTGTGGGCCGATTCACGTTCGTCGATTCGTGGTTCTATTCCGATCTGTCGACGGTCGAGTCGGACTTCACCACGCCTGACGGAGTCTTCAACCACGCGCCGACACAACCCAATTGGCACGGACGGTTCGACTGGCTGCTGAACGTCAACCAGCACCTCGAATATGGGCGGCGACTCGACGACTGGTGGCCCGAGCTGCCGACCGCGTGGAACATCTCCGATATGTATCAGTTCGAGCCGGATGAAATCGAACTTGCTCGAGCGATCAAAGAGACCGTCGGCCCGTTCGTCGTCTTCTATCTCGGGCCGCTGGCGGGAAACACAACCGCCGGACACAACCGCGACTCGCTGTGGACGCCCGAGGATTGGGGACGCTGTGCGATGGCAGCTCGGGCCGCGGGCCGCACGGTGATCGTTGTCGGCGCGGAGTACGATCGCAGCTATTTCGAGCTGTGCGAGCCACACTTGGGCGATGTCATCAACGCAGTTGGGACGTGGGAAATCTCCGTAACATTCGCCGTGATCCAGTTGGCCGATCGAGTGCTCGCGTATCAGTCGGGAATCGGCATTTTCGCCACGTTGCTCGATGTGCCGACCGCGATGTTTTGGCGGCCACACGGGAACTCGATCCTGCCCGACGAATACGTGACATTTTCCGAGGACATGGCCACGGCCTGGGTGCCACCCGCGACGCTCGAAGCGGGACGATACACGCCGCTGATCTACGGCAAGACGCCCCCGCCGCTGGAGTTCCTCAGTTCGCACGATTGAGGCTGACCAACTGCCGAATCTTGGCGATCTGCAATTGTGCCTCACGTTCGTCGTGATCGTCGTCGATGGGCTCGGGGTTCAAGTACTGATCCACGAGGAAATGAGAAGGCGTCAGCGGATTGCCCTCGGCCCATAGGTTGCCGAGCGTGCTGCCAAGTATTCCGATCCGGAGATCGTCACGCACTGGACCGACAGGTTCGAGCCGATCAAACGCCAACCACCAGTCGAGCTGACGGAATTGATCCGGCTCACGTAGTTTGCTTTCCACGTCCCACACGCCGAGCTGGAGCGCTAACCGGTAGGCGAACCGTCGGCGGCGGGACTGTCGGAGTTTCCCACCAGTGTCTCGATGTCTTGAGAGTCCAGCCCACTGAGCCGCCGAGCGACTTCGTACATCGACCGCACGAACTGCGACGGGAGCTGGCGGATTGCATCGACATCGTCAGCCGTGAATACGGGGCGGCCATCGTCGTCACACACGGACGCGATCAGCAACCGCGCGGTGAAGTGCCGAAGCCCGAGTGCGTTTTGCTCGCCCGTCGTCGGATCGATGACCGAGGCTTCCAGATCAGATCGATCCGCCTCGGTGATCGCGTGAATCCAGCAATGCCCGATGGGCTCGCCGAGTTCGACGCGTTCGCGACGGGTTTCCGCCGACAGTATTTTCGCTCGCATGTCCATGCCGTTCGCTCCTTTTCGGCGGCATCATCCGCCGCTGCGAGCGTTCGAGATAGACAGGTCAGACTGTGCGAGTCCCGCCTGGTATCAGGACCACGGACCCCGTCGGCAAATCCGCATCGTCGACATCCTCGGCAATACCCGCACGCACGAGGATGGCCGAATCCGGGTAGTCGATCAGCGTGCCCACTGGCAGATCGCGCTCGAAGGGATTGCCTGGCCCGATCTCTTTGGATGGATCGTAGTCCGGATGCGGGCCGGTTTCGTCGTTGAGTAGGCGGATCGTCATGGGGATTAAGTGGGATAAGTGACCATGCCGTCCAGCTCGATCTCGAACGCAGCTTTGAGACCTTCAGCCAGCGCGGCGGTGGGTGTGAACTTCTTGAGAATCCCGGAGAACGGCCACTCGGTCGACGCCGCATCAGACCAAACGATCTTCCACGACGAGACCGCTGGCGCGGTGATCACGTCGGTCAGCGCCTGGTGAGTCACGGCGACAGGATCAAAGAAGCACTCGCCGGAGACATTGCCGCCATCGACAAACCCGGTGACGTCCTTTTCCATACCGACGCCCGAATCGAGGCTCGTGGAATCAAACGATTGGACCTCGGAGTCTGGCCCGTCGATGTTCGTGATCTGAACGACAGTGGTGAAGACTGCCGAGATGGACAACTGAAGGGCCGTGCCCTTGCTGGCGACTTTGGTCATCGAACGGACTCCGGAGCGTGGACGGTTTGCCCTACTCCAATTCAATTAGGTTGTTTCGTTGTACTCGACGATGTACGTCGACACGCACCAATACACGTCCTTCTCGCTGCCGTCCGTGGCTGGCGTGACTCCGCTGACTGTGTCCGTCAAATGGGCGTGAATCGTTCGAGTCCCCGCTGTGCCCGAGTACCCCGCCAGACCCGTGCCCGCGTCTGTATCGTTGATGCGGACATCCTCAACCATGTCCCACCGCTCAACCGCCGAGTCACTCACGCAATGGATCTCGATCGTGGCCTTTGCGAGTCCGCCGAGTCCGTCCAGATCGTTCGCGTGCTCGATCCGCCGCGTCTCGATCACGATATACGGCGGCGCGTCGGCCTGCTCGGCAATGTCTGGTCGGACTTTCGTGGATCCCACGACGTCAGTCACGGCGGACAGTGTCAAGAGAAACGCTCGGATATCGTCGTGAATACTGGCCACGATGTTCGCTCTGAATTAGGCCCCCGCGTTTTGAAAAAAGTTTTGCCAAAACACGCGCGCGCT